TCACCCCTGCCAATTCGAGAGGTAGCCCCTGCATCAAAGACAAATTCGCGACGGGGAACAGCCCCCGCGCCCTCATTGCGTGCCCCCCCCCCTGTAAAGCCCCCGCCCATAAAGCCAGACGTACCTTGCGACCTGATAGCCGCTACATTGGATAAACCAGCAGCTACAGCCGCTGCCGCCGCTGCCGCGCCCAATGCAGGCCCTACCACTGGGATACCCGCCATAGCCGCATAGGCCGCTGTTGCAGATGAATACGTGTCGATGACTGTCTGGGTGATCGCAGCGGCCTTGCCAATGCGGGCAAGACGCTCATTGCCGCTTGATGCAAGTTCCGCAATACCACCAAAGAAATCAGAGTAGACGCGCGTTCTTTCGTGTTGTTCGTCAGCCCACAAACTGAGCCGTGCTTGCGATGCCTGTTGTTCTGAAATCAAATCATTTGAGCGCAAAAAATCTATTTGCTCGTACATGCTCTGTAGAGTAGCGATTCGCTGCTCTGCTGTCTGCGGCAATGATTGTAAAAGTTTATCGGCTTCATTGGCAAATCTAACTGCTTCTGCGCGCTCACGAATAAGATCAATTTCTTGCTGTGTTACGGAAATATCGTCTTTTTTGAGAGCGGTAGTAATTCGCAAAACATCTTGTTCAATTTGCCGTTCTTTTGGCAATAGCTTTAACAATTCAAGTTCTCGATCAAGTTCTGCAATGTAGTCTTGAAGTGTTTTCTTTTCTTGTTCTGTCTGGCGACTTGTCGATTTTCTCGCACGTTCCGCCGCTTTTGCATTTCTTTCTAAAATCGTTCCGATATTTTCAACAGCGCCTCGATTGGCTTCCCTTTGCTGACCATCGGGAATTACAGGCACCGCAAATGCCGCGTCTTCATCAACTTGAGTGGGTGTTAAATTTTGCAGGGATAAGGCTGTTGAAAGCGATGATCCCAAGAAAGCCGCTAGTTTTTCTGCCTCTGTTGCTGCCGCGCTTATTTCAGACGCAATACCACTGTCGGCAACGCCATTTGCGGCTTCCCAAGCCTTTATTAATTCTTCTTTTGTATCTTCTGAAACGTCTAAAGATTTTAGCTGCTCATCGAATACACGGCGCTCTATATCAAGTCTCGCCTCTGCAACATTTTTACTATCTTCACCAAAACGATTAATCAAATCGCTAAGACTTGCCTGATCTTGTAAGTTTTGCAACATTTCTTGAGCCGTCGCAAGGCTTCGCTCACGCAATTCGGCTTCGCGTTCCCAACGCGCAATAACTGCCGCGCCCGCTGCTTGTGCCGCGTCTCTAATTTCCTGCTGACGTTCTTGGGCCCTGATTATTTTTTGATTCTCTTCAAGTATTGCAATTAACTCTTGACGTTCTTCCCGTAACTCTAGCAATCTTTGATTTTGCAAACTGCTACCACGACCTCTATTAGGGTCACTCAAACTTTCTTGAAGTTTACTAATTCGCAAAGTTATTTGATCAATTTCGCGTGCAACCCCTAATTGGGCGGTTGTTTGCAAGCCTTTGTTGAACAGCTCTATTTGATCACGGGCATCTTGAGTTTCGCCTGATAAATCAGACAAGGACTCTTTTAATGATTTTACGCCTTCTTCTGCTTTGCCTGCATTAAAGGCCTTTTGAATCAAAATAGCCGATAATCCAACAGCGCCCAAAGTAACTAGAGATATGGGATTGATCATTTGGCCAATACCTTGTGCCAAACCGATCAAAGCGCCTTTCGCTCCCCCGCCTTTGATTGCCATTTGATTCAACACAGCACTTAATTGAGTACCCTGCTGCAATGCAATTCGCATAGGGCTTTGTCCCATTTCCGCAGTTACAAAAACATCCTGCAATTGAAAAGAAGCGTTTTGTGCTTCAAAAGACATGTTTCGCAAACCGCGCCCGTATTTATCTGTCGAAACCGCCCCGCGTTCCATTTGCTGCGCGGCTCTTTCTCGCGCCGACGCTGCTGTTGTTGCATTAATCGCACCGGCCTTTTCAAGTCTCGCTATGTCCTCTAATGCACGCTCGTACTGTTTAGAAACTGCAAACAAAGGGTCGTATTTCGTGCGCAGCGCATCTAATGATTGAGCTTGTTTATTTTGTGCGGTTTCTAAACGCAATGTCGCTAAGGCGGCACGATCTTGCGCAGCTTGAGCCTGCGCCATAACTTGCGCGGTTCTAGCCTGCTGTGTTGAAACTCTTTCCGCTGCTAACGAAACCTGCTGCTGCGCTTGTGCCAATTTAGCAGAACTTGTCTCTGCTCGAATATTTTCAGTATTTAATTTCGCAACTTCTTTCTGCGCGGACGTTATGCCCGATAGACCAGAAATCGAACTTAACGACGATTTAAGAGATTGAACATTTTCGTGGGCACTTCGCGCACTTGTGGCAATTGCTTTTAGCTTGGTCGATACAGAATTATCGACACTATCTCTAACCTCAATAATAACCTGTTCAGTCATTTATTGAAACTCCCTTATCGCGGATCAATAGACGACCCTTCAAAACCGATGTTTCGACAAAACCTGCTGGGGCTTGAACGCTTGAACCGTCATTTAGATACTGCAAATAGTCAATGAAATTCGATATGAATATAGATTGACCGGGTTTGGATGACGAAATTTTCCCCACACCCTCGCCAATTGTTGCCTGTGAACTTGTCGAAAACGTAGAACCTGCAACTCCGGGTGCAACTGCTGGAAAAATCGCTGGCGTAGGAAATTCAGACGTGACATTATAGTTTGAGAGAGCGGCAGAAGTGTCAACGGGCGTATCTTGAACTAAACGAGTTAAAATTACTTCCGCCGCTTCTTTCTTCAAATCGTTAGCGCTATCGTTTAACCGGACGGTTAGGTTTTCTAATTCCTCTGCCAGATTTAGAAGGGTTCGCGGCATTGGCCTGAGTTCTCTTTATGTTGTCCGAAATGCGCTTTACGTGGTCCTGATCCATCGAAACCACATAATACACAAAATCTTCTAATGTATCGGAAGTCAACCCAAACTCGCGACCATAAGCTACAACAGCACTTCTAGGAATATACGCAATGGTTTCAGAAACAGGTCTTTCGCTATCCAAAGCGAAAAACGCACCCATTGCAAATTTTAAACTGCTTTTTAGTTCCGAATTGTTCGAAGTTTTTGGCGTTTTCAAACCTGCTTTTTTGATACGCCTAAAAACACCGCTGTTTTCTTTCGCACAATCCGAAAGATAATTCAGAACCTCGATTAGTTTTTTGCGTCTTCCTCACGTTTTTTGACTTTGTATGTCGCAAGTGCCGATGCCCGTGTGCGCAGAACCCTTGCTAATTCTGGCAAATCATTGAAAAGAGCCGCAGCGATTTGTTTGGAAAACTCAAAAGACTGGCCTTTTCGATCTCGAACATTTTCCCAGCCGACCAAAGCATAATCAATCAAAACCTCGGTCATAATTTTATCGTCAAGTTCTTGGGGAACATCGTCACCCGCTGCTTTTAGCTCGTCATCGTATTTTTCAAAAATACGTGCGATTGCCGCATTGTACGCCTGATAAGAACTTGACATCCGCTTGCAGTAAAAAGTCGGAATTGTTCCGTCTTTGTTTGCAGGGAATGTAATCGGCGCACCTTCCCTGATTAGCTTTTCGTCTGTTTCAAAGAGATCGTAGAGAGACATTTTGACAATTCCTATTCTTAGCCTTATTTTTGTTCCGGTAACGCTACATTTGGCAAATACGGAAAGAAAGTGTGTGTTGCGGTAAAGCCCATATCATTAACAGTCGCCATTGTTTCGACCGGAATCATAATCGCAACATCTTTTTCAACAGTGAGGTTGCCACCATTTAATTGCAGCAATGGAAGTGAAATTGCAAAGCCACGATTTTCAAATGCGGCAATGAGATCAATTCCCGCATCAACATCATTTTCGATGTCTCTGGGTTCCTCAACCGTCTGAAAATACGCTTCCATATTTCCACTAACTTCAAAGTCACCGTACTGGAAATCAAGATTCCCCAACACCGAAAGAGCCTTATTGCCGCTCACATTATTGGAAAACGACAAAGTGCCGCTTTTAACAAAACCAACCAGATTTTCAGGGCGCGAACTTGTCTCGTCATTAATTGTGATACTAAACACAACTAAATCATTCGAAGTGTTGTAGGCCTCTTCCTCTTCGAGAATTGAAAAACGCTCGGCTTCAATCAATTCATCACCAACCGAGCCACTGCGATAAGTTCGTCGCCGACCCATAAACGATAAATCGGACGTGATTTTACTTTCCTCTGCCAACTCAATTGACATTTCAGAAAGAACAGCACCTTCAATGTATTCGGCTTGCGCGCCATCTTGGCTTGAACCCAATTGTCGCTCAATGCGGTAAGGAATTTCAACTTGATCGTCTGGATTTGGTCGGTTTTGTGTTGTATTGCCCACAAATAACCTTAGCGATGTACCCGCACCGACTTCTGCAACCGCATCGAAGTTCATATTATCAATGACTACTTCATTTGCCGAAATTGATCGGCAGCGTGCATAGCCCAAGTTACCCGGCAAAATATGATCAGAAGCGTCACCCCCAATAAAGAACCAAACACCCGGAAAAATTTGTGGCGCTTGCACTTCAAAGTCGAAAGCTGTTGTCACTAACGATACAACATTCCCGTTTACTTGAATTTCAGCATCACCTTGATCAAGCTGAAACCCAACCGCTTCAATTGCTTGATCAACAGAACCCGCTTCGTCAACCAGCGGCGGATCGAGTTGAATATCGACTTGATTATGTCCGGTTTCTGTAACCGAAAGAATTTCAAAAAGTCCGTTATTTTCTAAAACTGAGAAATTGGAAAGACGCACGAGCATCCCATCTTGAAAATCGTAAAGCTGGTCACCGTTCCATTGTAACGAAATGCCGTTTGCGGCAGTAACGGCAGTTACAACGTCAGCACCAATTGCGCGCTCACTACTACGATTTGTGGGCATTTCAACAGGCAACGCATGAAACATCGCAGGATAAAAGCGCTCAATTGATGTTGGCGTTACATCCGTGTTATATGATGAGGCTGGATCAGACCCGACCGTCCGGCCTTTGCGCTTTTGACGGTCGGGCGTCACAAATGATCGCGAGGCCTTTGTGAGACCTGACGAAAAATCACCAAAAGAATTTGGCTCAAGTTGCAAAAATTGCGGACCGAAAATTTGATTTGCCCCGCCTTGCAAAGTTGGGGATGACAAAACAACGTTTATTGTGTCGGTTGTTGAAAGTTCAATCAAATCGCCTTCCGGCCCGGTATTTGCGTAAGAGATTGTCAAAACCGCACTATCACGAGAGACTTGCAAATCTGGATCACTGGAAATAGCGGCTTGCAGCGCTGTCGCAATTGCAATGGCCGACCCGGTATTGTCGATCTCGCCCGGATCAATTCCGAAAACATACACGTTTCCATTAACCGCGACACTTTGATCATCGGCAGGCCCGCCAATAATTTCAATTGTGGCTGATGACGCAATCGCTGCTGTTGCAACTGGCAACTTTCCCAAACATTGCTCGCGCGCAATGCTAAACCGGGCTTCATTACTATCACGTGAGTTATCTGGGCAAAAGTTTTGCATGGTTTTCCTACCTTATGCTACTTGTCGATATTCATACTCCGCCACCACGTCTATGCGCAATAGCGTATCCTCATCCCGCACGTCTTTTATTGATGCGCGTCGAAACCATATCTTGCCGGGTAAATTTTGACGCCGCAGCGCATCTTGAAGCGCCTGCGCCAAAGCATCTTGCTTAAAGCCCGCGCCAGTTTCCGTTGCAGGGCTGAAAAATTGACACTTTAAAATTCCTTTATTGATCCAACGTTTTTTTTGTGCATTGTTCGTCGAAAATGCGCTCATTTGACTTTCAACGGGCATAATATGAACGCGCAAAGTATGGCGATTTTTGTCGATTGAGCTTCGCTGCTGAACACGGTCAAATAAAAACACAATTTGCGAATTTTGCAAAATATCATTTGCCAAAGGTTTGAAAACTTCGGCAATATAGCTACTCATTTCGATTTTGGCTTGTGTCAAATCCATTAGATGACAAACCCCGCTTCAAAAACAATGATGTGTAAAATTTGTTCCAAATCGGGTGCAATGGTATTAATATCCAAAATATTGTAGCGAGAACCGTTAGCAGTCACATAATCTTTTTGAGAGGGTGTAAAATCAACCGCACCCATATATCCCTGAAAATGACCACTAGATGTCTCAATTCCTTTTTGTACCAAACTTTTGCGACGTTGCTCCTGTAAGGGTAAAAAGGCAATTATCACGCTAGATGAATTATCACTAATCAATTCAGGATAAACCGAGTTTTCCGCAAATTCTGGTCTATGCCAGTTGACAACTGCGCCACGCTGCCTAATTATTCTTTTGGCATTTGAAATTTGCCTACTGTAAAAAGTAGTCATTGTCTTACACCAACCAAAGGTTTAACACCAGAATTAAATTTTCCATACCTTTTAGTCAATGGTTGCAAAAAAGCATCAATGGTATCAAACTTATTGTCGATACCCACATCCAAAGGATTAGCATACTTGGTTCTTATCGGACCTATTTGATCTTCCACAACAAATTCAGTTGCTTCACGATCTTGCAAAAGCTGCGAGCCATTTGATTGAACAATCACCGCTTGGGATTGCGCCCATTTTAGAGCATCGGGAATCCCACTATCGTCAAAATAGCGTCCGTAGATCATAACACCGTGACGCGGAAACGCGGAACATAGATTAATCCGACAACCTTGAAACTCAGGGTCTTTTTTTTCAAGATATTCAAACGCACGAATCACCAACGGTGTTAACTCGTCATCGTGCAAGGCCAATGATTCGCCATGATCTTTTGCAAATTGACGAATTTCAGACAATGCGCAATAAGAATTAACAGCACCGGTAACCTCTCCGGTTTGAATAACCAAATTCATTTTAGTTACTTTCTATCAATTCTTGAGCGATTGCTCTGAGTATTTGTTGAATTTCGCCAGACAGCAAGAGTTGATCAAATTGACCACTTGAAACTTTATCACGCACGGTATTAAACTGACTCTTTAAATTATCGTCTAGCGTTTTTCTTGCTTGAGACAGCAAGATATTTTCGATGTATCTCGGAATTAATTCAGACAAAAAATCTTGATAACTGACCGGGTTTTCTATTTTCGGGTATTCATCTCCTTCAAGAGTGCCCGAAAAATCCTCAACTAGTGGCGACCATCCTTGCGAAATTGCAAGAGCGAGTGCAAAATCTGACTTGATTTTAAAAAATATTTCTTCCATTATACATACTCCCAAGTTTCAACACCTAGACCAGAAATAACCCTTTTTCTAAGCAACCCGTTTGCGTCTTCTCTTATTTCACACGCGATATTTTTAGGAGTTATTCCAAGCATTAGAGTTTCATCGTCTTCGACACGAATCGGTGAAGTAGTTGTTCCGTTTTGGCTCTTTATACTTTCGCCACTGGTTGTAAAATTAGTTTGTATAATCGCCGCAACGATAACATCTGATGTTATGATTCCGGGTCTTAGATTACCGATAATCTGAATAACCCCTGAATCAGGTTCGTTTGAAAGTTGGCCTGCAACCGGATGCATTTGATCCGAGGGCGATGATTGATCTGTAACAGCGGGTGCGCCTAATCGCTCCAAAGGAATCGTGTAAGCAAGAACAAGAGACTGCAAAGTTTCGTCAAATTCCCAAATTTTGGCAGTGCCTCGATATGGCCCGAATATTGTTATGCTGGTTTGATCACCGTTGCCGCTGTCATTAACAAAAAAAGGCTGTGCAATAACTTGGGCCATTACGCTCAGAGGAACAAGCGGCGTTGCGTTACCACCCGCACCGTCTGCACCAGAATTACCAATAAAGACACCGGTTCCTGAAAATCTGGTGAATTGATCGGGTCTATAATCAGTACCAGCTTGAGCGGTTTCAACCTGAATATCGACTGGAGAACCCGGCGAAACAGAAAAAGAACCCTCTGCGCCATTCGATACAAAATAATCTATAGACGTGCCGTCAAACGGTGCTGATATTTGACCAAATCTAGGATGTGTTATTCCATCCGAGGTAACGGGCATGAGTACGCGCGGATCACGCGGACCTAGACTTGCTGGATCAAGAGGCGATTGAAAATCAGAATTATCGAACCCCGCAGCAGTACAAACCATGATAGGGTTTGAAGAAAGCATTCTATATTCGCCGTCGCCATCTAAATGTACTGCGCGAAATTCAAAAGGAGCCAATTCAAAACTTGGCTCGTCTGCAATAGCCGAACCATCACCGCGCGAAACTAAAACAGTAGATGCGACGGCCCCGTTTGTGATAAACAAGAATGCGTTATTGTCTTGCGTCCTATTTGACTGCCTAAAAGAAAAAACAAAACTATCCGTAAACGCAAGACCTAGTGACAAAAGAGCCATAGGGGCCGTTAAATTTGAGCCAAAATCATTTTCGCTAAATCCGTAAAAGCCTCCCGAACTTCTAATAATCGAGCCTGTTTGTAGATTGGTAAAGCAAATATTTTCACCAAACTTCATAAATTCGCGATAAAGAACGTTTCCCAAAAGAAAATCAGAAGGCGTTAAAAACACCTCAACAACATTCCCTGCCGAAAGAGATGTGCCTTGGACTTTCCCCGTGTTGGTCAGCCCAACTGCCAAAATACTAAGCCCTACTTGACCATCCGTTGCCAAAAAACTTTGTTGCAACGCTAAAGCATTTCCCGAGGCAATCGCGAATACTTCCGAACTATTCGCGCCAAAAATAGTGTCCTCGGGCGGCAGTTCCCGAATTTCACCATTTTCAAAAAACAAAGGCTTTCTTTGAACCATAGGATTTAGGCCAATGTCACAGAAATCTTAAATTCAACATTCATATTTGTATTGGAAGTGGCAATGCCCACACGCTGCACCACGTTACCCGGATCGGTTGGGGCTGTCGCTTGTGTTGCGCCGGGTGTCGTTGTTGATAGAAAGCGCACTCCCGCCGCACCAAGACCCGCCACAGCATCGTTGTTGCCCTCAAAGTAGACCAAACCCACTGCACCGCTTGCCACAGCGTTCTTGACAAAGCCGTGGGCCTCTTGACCTGCTGTCGCGGCATTGGCACGGCGAATGCGAGCCTGCCCAGCGTCGTCAAAGATATTCACCAAATCGCCCGCACTGATCGCCTCGGAAGCGATAACATTGGCCGTGTCAGCGCCAATACCCGTGGGCAAAAAACTTTCGTCAATGCGGCCATTTGCATCGGTTGCTACGATCTGATCCTCGCTACCAGCACCCCCACCGGTTGCTGCTTGGACCTCACGCACACCGCCTGCACCATCATGTTCAAGGAAAGTAGACATTATATCAACCCTATTGTTGGGAACGGATCAAGATTGATCACAGTTTCAGTTAGGGCAAATCCGATTCGTCGGACAAACCCATTTTGCGGAGCGGTTTGTGTTAGAATACCGTCAGCAATTACAAAAATTGGCAAATTTGGTGTAAAAGAAAAAGAGGGATCTGAAAATCGCCCTTCTTTTGTCACAGCAACATTTTCACCAATTAAAGCAGAATTGGAACTAACTCCGGCATACAGGGACAAACTTTCTGCATTAGGTTGCACATAGAAACCATCAATTTGAATTGCTCTCGCCGCACCTAAATTTTCAGCGGCGACAACTGATAATTGACCCGCATCAGCTCCATCGCGACCCGGAGGGCCTTGCGGCCCCGATGAAATAGCTTTGACAATTTCATGACTTTCTATAGGAACTTTAACAATAACATTAGTCATCATTCAAACCCTTTTCAAAATAAAGAGTCCCTACGATTCTTGTTCTTTGCGATGTGGACGTGCGACTTTCCAATTCATAGTTTAACTGACCCGGACAATCAACAAAACGCGACCATTCTAAACTAATCGGAATAGTAGCGCGCGCAGCAGTTAAATCAACAAGAATTTGATTTTCAATGTCTTGAGTATTTGATTGCAAACGTTCGGAATTATGAAACGCAGTAAAAAAATAAAAAGAAACACCAGTCAAATCTTGAGGCACTTCATTACCTTGTTCATCATTTTGACAAAATTCAAAAACGAGGCCCTCGGCATTTTCAACTGTGCCGGTATTACCTTTACGAATTGTCCAATCTTGTCTCAGAATTGACATTTTTAATCCTTTGATTTTGCGCCCACACTAAGGACCAGAGCGCAGGCGCAAAACCCAGACGCAACTTTAGGAATTGCCAGACCACGCCGCGCCTGTACCGGTTTCGCTTGTCTTTTCTTCGTCAGAAAATTCCATAAGAGTACGAATTTCAGACTCTTGCTTTTTAAAAGCCTCTTCAAAAGTTGGAAGTTCTTTGTAATTGTTAGGAACAGCACCCGCAACGCCATCGCATTTTTCAAGTTTAACGTCATCTTTTGCAATTGCTGCATTGCGATAACAAACCGTACCTCTGATTTTTGCAACTTCAGCTTTTTCGGCGTCTGTTACTTTTGGCCCTTTTGTGAAAAAAAGGATTTTTAGCTGTTTCATGATAACCTCTAATTATCTATTTGGCATGGCAATTGAATTTTGCCTGTCACGTTTCAATTACCCGCGTGTGCGAAGAACAACACCGGGTAAATCTTTATCGTCGGAAAGAATCCGATTCCAGTTGCCAGCAGAAAAAAGCGCTGCGTCAAGTGGCGACGCCCCTCCGCTAGATTTATTCCATGCAAAGCCCTTAATGCTCATAGTATAAGACCATTCCGCTTGATAGCTCCGGTCAATATTTTCTTCACCATTGCGGCTTTCTTCATTGGCGTCAAAATCATTGTTCTCTTGAATAATGGCACTTCCCGGCGTTAGGCCGAGTGAGATATAATCAACTTCCACATCTGTTGTATCAATCAGATTTGGGCTATCTGTCATCACCATTAGTTTGCCAAATGGGTTGCGAATAACATTTACCGAACCAAACTCAAAAAGACGCTCTGTGTTAGTCAAATTTTGATCATACAACCCGTGCATCGGAGTACTGTGCATGAACCACACCGCGATATCATTTGAACGATCCCCCCTGCGTGATGCGGCACGATTCTGATTCACAAACGACATTTTATTAGCGCTGTTTGCGTCTCCATCTTCGCTAACATCCAATTCTAAGGATGGGACATTTGACATTGCAATTGAAATACAACCCAGCGCCCCATTTAAATAATCCGCCATTGTTTCCGCAGCTAGTTGCTGCCCATACACAACGCCCGCCTCCGCCGGGTTTCTCTGAATCCAACGGAATTGGCTTTTTGGCATTTTCAATTCAAAAGTACCAGCAGCAATTTTTACGCTAACGTCCTCGCCATGTTCAAGAATGCGTGAAGCAATTGAACCAGAACCATAAGCATTACGGCGGCGATAAATTCCCCCGGAAACACGTTTGTAAAACGCCTCATTTGTAAAATCGCCTTGGTTTTCCCCAAGCGTCAAAACAAGAGCGCCTTCTGCCGAAGCGTTAAAAAGTTCAAATTGTTGGCGCAAAATCTCATTTTGCGTTGTATACAAGTATTCGTCAAATACTGCTAGATCAGAAAGCGGCATTTCTATCCCTCATCTTGTTTCATTGTTTGAATATGCGCAATCATTTCTTGAGGATTGAGCCTAGACAAATCAGGTTTTTCAGAATTTTGATTAGCGGCACCGCCGCTTGAATTTTGGCCATTGGCCTCAGACCGGGCACCGCCACTGGCCTTTGATGCGATCATAATATCTGCAAAATCTTTGTTTGCAAGCATTTCTTTTTTCAAGTCATCGGAGGTCATGTTTGAAGGCTGACCCTGCTTATCTTTAATGAAAACAGTGACCTCGCCGGTGTCATCGTCATACTTAAAGCCCATGCGGTCTTTAATCCAACGACTATCCCGTGAAGAATTTACAAAAATTTCTGCTGCCAAAGCATTAGCTTGGCCATCCAAAGCAGATTGACCCAAGCGATTTGCAAGCGCTTGACTTGCTTTTTGAAGTTTATCGATTTCAACCTGATGGGCTTCCGAAGCTTTTAAACGATCCGCCTCATATTTTCTTGTCAAATTTTCAATATCGCCGCTATTTTTCAAACCTGTTTCGCGCTCGCGTTCTTGCGCTTCCTGAATTTCGCGCAATTTTTTTTCTGCCTCGGCTTTTGCTTGTTTTTCGCGATCACGCGCACGACGAAGCTCAACAGGGTCTTCGTACCCATCAATATCCAAAACATAAACATCGCCGTCTTTTTTATATTCCGCCTTAACATTATCGGGCAGCGCATCATACGCAATCGCAGTAATTTTAAGTTTAAGTGCCATCATTTTCCCTTTCATTGGTCTGGCTTTGATTCATTGCAGCTTGAGCGGCCTCAACTCTTTCAATACTCTCTGCATCAATTAATTCTTTGGCTTCATCACTGGTCAAATCATTAGAAGTAATTCCAGATTTACCGATAGAAGACCGCATTTCATCAAACGTAATTCCACCTTTTTGCCAAATTTCAACAACTTTCACAACTTCTTCGAAAGTCATGTGCGAAAGTTCAAAATCAGTATTCAACTCAAACTTAATTTCGGCCTCGTTGGACGATACAAAACGTCGAGACGTATTTAATGCCCACACAAATGCAGCCTGCACATTAAGAGCCGCAGACATTAGCATTGATCCGTCTGAAGTGGCTTCGTGCCGAACCTCTTGCGCAGTTCTCTGTACTGTCTGTTGTTGAATAATTTGCGCCCCTAAAGCAACCATTTGACGCTCTTTGTGCTCCATTGCCGCACTCAGCCCTGTGTCGCTACTAGCTTGCAACAACTCAGCACTTGCACCGGCTGGCAAAGGAATGCCACCCATGGACCCGAAATTTACTTCACCTTTCAATACTTCAGTCAGCCAATGTTGATTTAAGCCTGTCAATACCGGTGTGGGCTGACCGGTTATGTGCAAACTTTCTTCGTGGTCTGCTGAATTTCTATAATGCGCCAAATTCAAAGATACCAGACCATAAAAAAACGGATGATCTATCTCATAATCATTATTCTCAGAGCCAATAAACATAAAGGGAATACAATTAAAGCTGTTACCTTGATTGTCTTTGGGTACAACTTCATCACCCACAGGTTCATAATCGGAAACTTTTGGAAACTCATCATAATAGTTTACTGGTTGGGGGTTTCTTTCTCGATAAAGCTGTTGAGTGTATACTCCATCTCGCAATCTCAAAACTCGGTACTGATGATACTTTTCGGTTGAAAATTCATATTCATTGTCATCGGTTTCGTAAGTTTCCAACAAGACTACTAATGAGAGTTTTTGTTTTCCGTTTTTATTAACAACCCGCCAATTAATTATGTTACTTGCTTTATATAACTTTGTAAAAGGCCTAATTTCACCAGACTGTTGCTGTTCAACTGTAACGGCTTCGTTTGTCTCTGGATAATCTACAAGTAAACCTGCGCGAGAATAAGCCAGTGTGTAACTTAACGCTTTTTTAGCCTGCTGAGTCAAACTAACACCCTTGCCGTCAATATCATCTTTCAAAAATTCAATATCAGAGGGCAATTCAATATTTGGATCATCACTAAAAATTTGACCAATCAAACCTTGCAAGGTTCTACGTGAAACGTCATAAAAAATTGCACGGCCGCAGTAATTACCATATCGCTTGTCATAGTATTCTTTGTTTGTTTCGGGATTGGGCAAATAATATTCGGCTTTCGATTTTATTCTCCCCTCTCCCTGAAGGGCGTCATCAATAGTATTGTAATCGCCCAATCTTTTTCTCAAATCAGGGTGGTAAAATTGAACAGTATTATTTTTAAATCCCGCAAAAGTATTTCGATGATGTCCGCCATTAGTAAAGCGCGTGTTAAAATCAATAGAAGGTGCAGTAGCCATTAGCGATTCACTTTTACTTGTTTTGCGTAACGATTGGATGATTTTAACACGCGGTATCTCAAACCATCATATGGGTGGTCTTCTGCGGCGGTGTCGACATCATCAATTTTCTTTTTATCGCGCGGCAAATTCGGAATTATAGAAATCGCAGCAATACAATTTTCCATAAAGTACAGCCCCGGTTCCTCATTTTCTTTTACAGCTAAAAGTCGGTCTCTGACAAGCTGTAATCCTGCAATTCGTGATCCGGGGCTTTTGTCGCTTTCTTCCCATCTGACGCCATGGCGCTCCATGATTTGTTCGGGTGTCTCAAGGTCACCATCTATCACATTTCTAATGCGATTGTCAGCTGGTCCGGGATTAACGCTGCCCACAATCCAGTTGGTTATGCGCAGGGCACCTTCTCTTTTAATAATGCCCTTGGCGATAGCCGACGAACCTAGTTTCAGACCCTTGTTGGTTCCGATAGAAGGCTTGCCGGTCACACTATCAATCTGAGAACCGTACCACTCAAAAAACAGAATAAGCGACCCTTTAACGGGACAAAACGTCTTCCATTTCCCGCTTGCTTTATCCAAAATCTTCACCTCGGTACCGTCTGCTTCTGCAAACCAGCCAACCCAAAATGGATGCGACGAACCGTCATCATACGCTCGGTCAATCGCCCATCCCTTAGGAATTGTAAAGCGTGGAATAACATGCAAATTCTTATTCCAAACGTCATCAAGGGCACCGCCAGCAACAATGTTCCAAGAACCGGATAACCATGCCTTTTTACGATTCGGGTCTTTTTCTTGATGCATCGTCGCAATATATTCGGGCGTCAAATATTTATTTTCAATATATGACCCGAATATTGCAACTTGGCGTTTTTTGACAGTTTCTTTCTTTTGAGTTTTTGGACTAATAACATCAACATTGATTGTCACTACCTTACCATATGGCGCTGGATCAATAAAACGGCGCTTAACAACACCATGACCAACACCATAAGGGTTTGTCGTACTGAAAACCTCAAGTTTAATAGGCGGTAATTTTGCAGGAATTGCCTTTTTATGTTTCGGCGATACGCGCACTTGCACATTATGATGCCGTAAGATATCATAATCAATGTAAATCAAGTTGTCTTCATTTTCAGGATCAAATGAAGTTCGATTTGTACTCATGAACATATCATACAGATCAAGGGTGGCATATTTAGTTAATTCGTTCCACCCAATGAAAGGGTATTCGTGACCATGATAATTCCAGTAATCATCCTCTTTACTAGCGGATCGAAATAATAGCTCCTCACCAGTAGGCCAGACCCATTTTAATTGCGATGTTGAGCTAAGAAATCTAGCACCGTCATTAAATAACGGAAACCATCGCTTTGATTTAGAAATCAAATCGTCCAAGTTTTTATATTCTTGATCAAGAATAATTCCACGCCATGCGGCACCGTATCCGATTCCGACGTTTTTACGAAATTTCATAAGCTGAACATCAGTTTTGCCGGGTCCACGGGTACCCGCAAATAACGTGTGATCACAATTTGAATGATACGCCATTTCTTGAGACGTACCGGGCAACGGTTCCCAAACCGATTTAATTGATAACGGCTGCATCTTCTACAGGTACTAGTTTTTCTAATTTTTGCTGCAATTCGGCTTGCTGTTTTTCAACAGCAGAATCGAATTGGTCGTTGGACATTGTTTCCAAACGCTGATTAATTATAGTAAAGCCAACAGTCGAATTGTTGTCCGTATCTCTTTTTTCATCAGATGCGTATAATTTTGCCAATCTATCAGCCGCGCCTATTCTGTCTTTAGCATCCGTTAACGGATTTTCCATAATGGAAATCATAGCATCCGTTATTCTCTTTTTAAGCTCTTGCTTGCCTTCATCGGAATTTAAATATTCGATCTCTGCATTTCTAATTTGTTGCTCAGATTGCTTTTTTTGATCTTGAATTTCAGAAACCAAATCTGAAAATTCTTTAGTCGGGTATATTGCATCAGCAGCATAACAAGCCAATGCCGTATCTTCCGGCCATGCTTTAAAAGCAATTTCGTAAGGCTGAATTTGCTGACAAAAAGGATTGTTCGCCTTAAAATCAATTATGGCGTTTGCAAATTTTAATTTAACTGCTTCGATGTCTTCAATGTGCATCTTACCAACAATTTAAAGATAGCCCATATTCAAAATGAGCAATCAGCCTTTCCAAAGTTTGCCGATCACTGGCCTCAAGATATTTTGCAGTTTCTTCTGTGGGCGTAATAGGTTGCCATCCGGTGCAAATGTCATTTTTTGTTTCGGAGCATCCCAACATCACGAGCACGGTTAAGCAAATTGGGATCATTTTGAACATCTTGGTCAACCTCAAGTCGTTTTTTCAGAGCTTCTATTTGATCATTTTTCTTTTTTATTTTAATGCCCGTTCCTGTTTTAGAAAACCCAATTACCGCACCAAATAAAAAAACAAGCAATCCCAAAACAAAGTTGTTTGCACCGAATCCATTGATAATATCGGAAATCATGTTTGCATCCCCTTACGTTTTGCCCACATATAAGCGCCTTCGACGGCACCGGCCAACATGGCAGACACAATTTGCAGAAATTGCGGGTCTGTTTGAAGCGCTTGGCCAAAGGTGCTGGCACCAAAAAATCCCGCTGCCGCGAAATATCGCAAAAGAATACGAATATATGGCGCGTATTGATTGTCTAACATCAGCGATCACCCTTTGTCCATTTCAGTTTACGTTCTTCAATGATGTGTTTGCCACGCGAAAACACTATTGATGCAGAAAGCACAATAAAGAAAAGTGCCAATCCTTTTAAATAGTGATTATCCCAAAACATTCCAAGAGTTGTCATACTCCCTGCAATAGCCGAAAAAAACCATTGATCCTTTTGCGCCTTAATTGTTGTACTTTGCGACAAATCAGTGCGGCGTTTAGAATGCGGGGCATTAAAAATAGCCAAAGTTGCGGTGTTTGCTAGTCCGGTTTCGGGAAGCCCTAAAATTTTTTGGTGAGTGCGAATAGCCGTTTCGGTTCTTGGGCCGTAAATATTATCTTCCTCTAGGTCATAGCCTTTTGTATTCAAGAGCGCTTGAATTTGTCGCACTGTATCAGGGGCGGAAATTTGCGGAATGAATGGTCCCTCTTTCTTATTTTTGCGCGCAATATGATAGCGCACACGCTCTCTCAAATAATTGCCAACAATTTTCGCATTTGTTTGTCCAGATGGATAAGACATTCCGCTTGCAGTCGTAATTTTAAAACCAACAACTGAAATATCCCACTTGCCGCCTTGCTCAACGCCAAATGTGCCCTGTACTTCCGCATGGGTAAATACAGTTTCATTGGAAACATAAATTGCTCGCTCGATACAAATTGTGGCTATTTCTTCACAAGCCGCCTCAAACTGGCCTTCTAATAGCGGATATGGTGATCCGAAATTAGGCGCAGACGCTTTTTCATGTGCGTTCTTGCCGCCCATGCAAGCGATTGCAACGCCTATGCAGTGAGTGTTGAAATTGCGAACATGGGCTGCATAATGGCCGCGTTTGATCGGATGTTTGTTGGCGTCAATCGGAAAGTTTCCGTGATGCGTTTTCAAGTCACCGTCAATAATACGATGATATGCCTTCAAAGAGGCTTTAGATGGCTTGTATGAACTTCCGGCCCAATGCAGGCAAATTTTCCAAGGCGACATGATAAATCCTTTAAGGTCTGGCTAAAGCCAAGTTAAAAGATTTGATCAAGGGTTGTCAATTTGAATTGCTACACATTCTTCGGGCTGCGTTAAGCTACCGTCTCCCGGCTGCTGATTTGCACAACCTTGGAATGCGGCAACCATACAAAATTCATTTTCGCCAGATAAACCGAAAGGCGTTTCGATCATTATTTCAATATTAGACCAATGCGGCTGCACTTGACGAACGTTACCCGACACCGAATGAATTTGATACGTTTCGTTGCTTATTGCGTCACGATAAAAAAACGCAATCGATCCCGGCACAATTTGACATCCGGTTGCATCTGGCGATAAACGTAAACGCAACCTAATCAAACAATTTTGACCACTAATGCAATTTTCTGCAATAGGCCCGCTACGATCACTCAAACGAAAAAAACTATTTGGCAAGCTATATATGCGGATAGCTTCTGTATTTTTCGCAACCTCTGTTGCAAGCTGATCAACACTATTTTCCATTGATTCGATAGCATCGGGCAAAGCTAAAAATGGCTGCGCCTCTGTTTTGATCCAATGAAAAACCCCTAACAAGTACGAAAAGATCCCTGCAAAAATAACAGCCACAAATTTATTAAATACTGCTTTTTGCAAACCTGCAAGTATCTGATTCATAGTAATGCCCGCGACTAGCTTGATCATACCCACACCTCACCGTCTTTTGTTGAGTATGGCTTGGATTGTGGTTTGGTGGCAGCAAAATACCACCCCTAGCTAACTTAAGGCAACGTAAATCTTTAATCACGAGGTATGCGAAGCGCATAAAAATGGGCCAGGCAGGGAGAAACTTGGCCCATACGCGCGCAGTCAAAGGCTTCTATGGCCTTTTGTAAGAGTTTAGGCGGTGCGGAACACGTATGCCCCACCTTTTGCCGCCTTTGCAACAAACTGACGTGTCAGGCGCGTTTCAGGCACTTCTACTTGATCTTCACCGATAACGACAGACTTGCCGTCTTCGTCTTTCACACGTTTTCCGTTTTCGTCCATTTCATATTTTTTGACAGTTTTGGTAACGATATTGCCCGTTTCTTCAGCAAATCGCTTCTGTGCATTGCTAATCGCACTTGCAAGAGACTTCGCGGGGTCTGGCATTTTTTCAGTAGCGGGAACAAAAAAGCCTTGATTGACTTCCACTAGCTGGGAAAATGGGTATTTCTCCACACCCGATTTGCGACCCGGGCGACCAAGCGCGCTCTTAGCTTCTTCGACAAGAGCGGCATCAAAAGTTGCAACGGCGTATTGGTTTGTTTCTTCGACGGGCGTTTCAAGTGCATCAATGCCCGCTTGTGTAATTCGCACGGCAACGTTTCCGTTAGCGTCTGTCACTTCAGGATTGACTTCCATGAGACCCTCGGCAGCAAATCTTTCGGCTTCTTTGGCAGGTCCGAACGTACCGTTTGCGCCAAATGCCGCAACCTGCGCAAGAATTGTCATATCAAGTTTAGCCATGATTTTTTTCCTTAGTCTGGCGTTAAATTTTCAATATTGATAATATAATATTGCGATTATCCCATGTCAACAAAGAAAAAGACCCAACGAACAAAATAATTCGCCAAGCCTTTCCCCTGTTGTCTAATCGAAACACACAACCAAAACATCTAGGCCCATATCAGGACTTTTTGTCTTTGGCAAGATACTCACGGCTTTGCTTTTGTAATGTTTTTATATATTCTTCGTATCCCATGTTGGCTAGTGCCAGAGACCGCAATGCGTCTTTCTCTCTGTCATCTTGAACTAATTTAACGGCTTCAAGAAAATTCGCTTGCTCGGGATACAACGCGAGCCGGTCAATGACATCGGAAAGAACCTCATTCAGCGTTTGCGCATCACGTGTTAACGATTGGTACAAAGCAGGAGCGGCTAAAACAAGATTACGAAAATCAGCATCAAGATGGGCCAAATGTTGCGAAGATATTTTTCCCAACACCGAAAGACACGCAGGTACTCCTTTCATTAACTTTTGATGATCATAAAAATAAATATCGCCAGTATCAGCATCTTTAACGGGCATCGTATTCATTATTTTGTCATTTGCCATTTCAAGGCTTTCCATTTCGCAAAATAGTTGCAATTTGTTCAAAACGATCTACAAGCTGCTCAATATCAACTTGGCCCTAACCATCAATCAAGTACTCAATAAAATCATCATCCTCGTCAATCAAAGCGTTTGCGACGATATAAGCCTTATGTTCATCATCTTCGTTAACTAGTCCCAAAACGTCATCGCGAGTTAAATTTGCAATTACAGTAAAATCACTCATTATCTTTTCCTTTTCTCGTTGCATCAACTTTCGCAAAATTACACACAAATAACATTTTGTCAAGGCATCTTATCCAGAGCATCTAATAAATTTTCGCGAGAACCTTCAAACCTTTCTTTAAGCAAGGTGTTCTCAGGATGATTACAATGCTTAATCATTGCAAGCAAATATTGCTCAAACATTAAAAAACGTAAATTTCATTGGGCTTTAGTTTTTCACTCATTTTTACACCTCAAACCTGTAATCGTGTTCTATGTAAGTAAGAATCGTGTTTGCAGCATTACGCCAACCGTGGCAAACTGCAAATCCGTAGCCTTGATTTTGAACAAATTTCCCAAACTGTTTTTGCTCAGGCGAAACTTTACCGCCGAATGCTTTTTTCATCTCAATATACAAGCCAAACATTCCATTATAGGGAAAAGGCCAAAATATATCCGAAACACCCGCTTTTACACCAGTAGCTTTTAAGTTTGCACCACGAATTGCGCGAGCCTTAGAAGTATCGCCGCGTGAGCCGCCATTAGGTATCGCATGCATCCATTTAATCGCCTCAAAACCACCGTCACTATGAGAACACAGATCGAGAATTTTGTTATCTGCCCACAGACAAGCCGCATTCCAGCCGTGATTTTGAACAGCAGCCGCCCAACAAAACAGCGCGGCTTGTTCGCCGTCTTCCGATCCTTTTGCAAGTTGACTAGGTCTAATCATTTTTGTGCTACCCCTCATCAATAAATCATATATTTCTTTTGCATGGCTTTTGTTCCATTCTTCATCATCGCTAGTAAAAGGATTACAGGGAGTGTTAAAGCTTCCCCATCCTTCATAAAACCCACGCTTAATGTACTCAGCCGCTTGTTTCTTGTTAATCTTTGTTTACATTATATTACTCATTATCCAACATAAAAGGGGATGGCGTTAACCATCCCCGCACACTAACATGGTATATTATTCTGTCATCCAAATCAAGCCCATAACTCGACGAATTACAAAATTAAAACTTGTCTGGTTAGCACATACAATTCGTTTGGGAATTGTATCCAGACATATGAAAGGCGGTGCTCTTACCAATATTTGCAACAATTCAATCATCTCGCAAAAATTCTTTCAACATGGCAACAACTTCCGGCCCCCATTTGCGAGCATTTTTGGCCATTTCATTTGCAATTTCGTAAACAGTTGCGTCAGATTCTTCAACAATTCGTTGCTGTACGATATCTAATTCAGCGCCCCATCCAGAAAAATTAAAATCACAATCGTGGCCAGTAATACGTTGAAATTCGGCTTCAATTGCTTCACGCATTGGTAAATCACACCCACCCGGTAAAACCACATGCGTTCCTTTTTTCAATCCAATTTTGCAGTCCCATACTGGACCGTCTGTCATTCTTGCCCTATCAAGACGTACAGTTTCAAAACCACCATCGCCAAGTATTTTTTCAATGTCATTTGTCATCATTGTTTTCCTCAACAATAAAATTCATCAAGTGTTCACAACTAGCACACTCAACTTGCGGTTTGTTATTCTCATATTCAATAATCTTAAAATGCCTAGAGCCGCAGTTAGTACAAAAGAAAATCATACGACTTCCATATTTTGTGACATTTTTGTCAAAATCTACGGAAATAACGTTATCTTCTGGTTTTGGCTGTGATTTTCCTTCACACGTTTCACAATGAGGCTCGTTTTCTTTTTTCTTGTTTTGGTTACGACGTATGCATATTTTACTATGGCAGTTTGCACAATGATCAAACCCCATCATTCGATCACGTGAAAGACACATACGACAAAGCGAATTTTCCATAATCGGATTATTTTTAAGTTCTGACAAATGCGCATCCAAATCACTCGAACACTTATCACAAAACTTATATTCGTCAACACCCTCCGCAGTGCAACCACATTGTGGGCAAGAATGAAAAATAGTCATCGGCGCAATTTCAAAAACCAAAACAAAGCAATAATAGTCATCAAAACATAAAAAATAGACACTTCTACCGAAATAAAATTTAAAATAGCCACCGCAATTGCAAAATATAAAACCACTGTACAAATAACAAACAAAAAGAACATACTATCTGGCATTTTTCAGACCCTCTTTAAAATTTTCGACAGTGCGAGCGTTAACATTATGTCCATTTTCATAAATTCTTTTAGCCACAAAGTAACCCAACTCTTTTGCAACTCTTTCTTTAATTTGCCAATTTTCATTTGTTAAGTCTACCTTACCAGTTTGTTTCAATTCTTCTCGAATTATTTTCATAAATTGCAAGGCTGCGTATTTTTTGGCGGCAGCATTCATTTGACCGGAGGCAATGGCGTTATTTACTTTTGCCTGACACGCGCGAGATTTTGTTGTGATTACAGATCGAACAATTGAAGGCTCTAAAGAGTATACTTTTTCCAAATCAGAAACAGGCGGCAAAATAGGCACAATTCTTTTAACCACCACTTTGGGCCTGCCCAATCGCTTATCTACAGCAACATCAAACTCAAATTGATTTGACTCAATCGGAGCCAAGTATTCATCGGGCATGTTTACGACCCCTCTTTGATTTTTTTAACCGGTAGCTAGATATTTTTGGTTTTGGTGATTTTTGCTCAATTTTTTGTTTGAGCGTTATTTTTTTGCGCTTTGGCATAGAAAACCCAATTAAAGTCCAACAATGCCCACAATAGCGCCCTGATGTCAGCGGAGCAAGCAAAAAATCAACAAATGCTCAAAAAAGGTCAGTGGTGCCTCAGTATTTTAGATGCTCACTGTAATTTTGTTAATGTTTTTATATAGTTATATATATAGTATATAATAGTATATACGACGAAGAATAAAAAGTGATGT